GTTTCTGGGCGAATATCCATGAACCACCCCAACCTCCAACAAATTCCGGCACGAGATCCAGAACTGGGGCCAATGATACGCAGCCTGTTCTTACCGGAAGAGGGCGACCAGTGGGCGGCTATAGATTTCTCGCAACAAGAACCACGGATCTTGGTTCACTATGCACATTTGTTTGGTGAACAAAGGAACCGTCCGTTGAAAGGAGCCAAAGAGTTTGTGGACAGCTACAACGAGGACAGTAGCACAGACTTTCATACAATGGTTGCGGAGATGGCGCAGATCCCCCGTAAGCAAGCTAAGACAATTAATCTTGGCATGATGTACGGCATGGGTGTTAACAAACTGGCCGATCAGCTAGACATACCCGTAGATGAAGCAAAAGGTATTGTGAGTCAGTATCACGATAGGGTTCCGTTTGTGAAAGCTTTGATGAACGGCGTAATGAACAGGCTGAATGAAAAGGACAGTCGGGGTGCTTTACGTTCGTTGCTCGGACGTAAGCTACGATTTCCTTTGTGGGAGCCAGATAGTTTTGAAATGAACAAAGCTTTACCTTACGAGGAAGCCGTAAAAACTTATGGAGATACCACACGTTTGAAACGTGCATACACCTACAAGGCTTTGAACCGTTTGATCCAAGCATCGGCTGCGGACATGACAAAGAAAGCTATGGTGGACATATATGAAAGCGGTAGATTGCCCCTCATTCAGATCCACGACGAGATAGCAATGTCAGTAAAAGACACAGAAGATGCAAAAAGTGTTGCAAAGATGATGGAAAATGCTGTACCATTAAGTGTGCCTAGTCTCTGTGACGTTGAAGTCGGCCCCTCTTGGGGGGAATCATCCGTTTGCACGTTTTAAATCCGTCGGAGACTTTGGGTTAACTGCTCGGCGGGGTCTCATCCCTGAGTTACCTCGTTTTAACTGCCGTCGAATCTGCTTTTCATTGGTTTGCTGATTCGGCGGTTTTTTTCTTGCCATTTCCCATAACATCCTATATTCTTTTACAAAAGTAGAGAGGATTATATATGGACACCGAAAAATGGAAGAGCGTTCTCGTTCCGATAGAGGTTTACAGAGAAATAAAATCTATTGCTCAGAAGGAAGGGCGCACGATCAGCGGACAACTTCGAATAATATTTGAAAAATATAAGCAAGAACAAGAAAACGCTTGACTTATCGCATAAACTCATATATCTGGGACGTACCTCATAAAAAGATGTGGACGCGCCTCAGTAATCTACCATAACGGATACTGGGGCGTTTTCATGTCTGACCATACGAACCAAGATGACTACATAATAGCTTTAAAACATACAAACGATTTGATTGATGAGCTAATCGACGGGGATTTTGACGCGGGCGCAGCATATACTGGTATTTTAGTAGCGACTTTTTACAGATTACTTTTAGGCAGTCCTGACAAACAGGACGTGACGGGCATTATCGGCAACGCTCTGGCGTCTGCATCTGTCCATGTAGAACTAAAAGAACATATTTTATCCGACATCCATTGACTTTCTAATACTTCTCCCATATACTCCTATACATTATCTTATGATGAGGAGTAAGTTATGATGGATGATAGAGTTTGCTTGTTTTATGTCGCAGACCGTTTACAAGATATAGTAGATGGAGAAAGCACAGCAGAAGAGTTCTTGCGTGAACTTAACCACAATATCGGCGTGAACGCACGTTGGAAACGCAATAACCCCGACGCACTAACCGCGGACCTCCCGCCAATAAAAGGTAAAACAAAAGCACGAAAGAAGTATAGATAATGGGCGATGAAGCGTTAACAGATTGGCAAGCCGCACTGTTGAAGTTTTTAAAAAGACAGGTGGATGATCTTGTGGACGAAAGTAAAAGAGATGATGCACGGCCACGGATCGAACAAGAATTGTTTGCCGCTCGCGAAGAATTAGACGACTATGTAGAAAATTTAAAACTTTCTGGCGTAAAAATAGAACACTGCCGAAGATCGTGGATGAAATAAAAGGAGGCCAAAATGGCAACTATTAGACAAATTAAAAAAGACGGGGGACAACTGCCCGATTACTATTACGTCATGCCCAACCAAGACCGAATCGACATCATGGTCACTCGAACCAAATCAGGCAACCAGTACACTTGCGTACTGCCCGCGCCCCACTTTTCAAAGACGTTCGAAAAGATGAACGAAATGCGGGCCTACTTCGACGAACACTTTGAAAGTTAATTTTTTGTCTTGACCTATCTCCCATAATATCCCATACTTAAAATATCTTTTTATAGGAGGAAAATTTATGAAAGAAGCTCTTCAGTTCTTACGGGCATATGCCGACGATCTGCGATACACCATTTCGCAACGCTCCGTCGATGTTGTAAACTTCAACACTTCCGGAACGCCCTGTTTTGAAACACTACAAGATGCAAAAATTTACCGTCAAAAATTACTAAACGTCATAAGGGAGTTGGAAAAGGAAAATTCCGACGAATGGATCTTGGATGGTAGAGTGCCATACCAAATAGGGGAGATAGAGTAATGGATCATAGAATGATGTGCGAAATCGTTGAACAAGATTTAATCGACAAGGTTATCAAACAAATTAGAGATGATCTGCATCATGGAGATTTAAGCGCATTAGAAGATCTGCTTAGTCACACTCCAGAAAAAGAATTACAATCTTTTCTATCAGGATTGGAGGTCAAATGATTAAAAAACACGAAGATCTGATCGTGGCCCTTTTAATAGTTGTGATGGTTCTAATTTGGATTATCGGGGTTTCTACAGGAAGTTGGTAAATAAAGGGCGGTACAAAGGTATCGCCTTTTATATATATAGAGGAAAAAATAAAAAAAATAAATTTGCGTTTAGGGGGTGTTACCGGTGTTACCGTGTTACTTTCGTATCTATCTATATATAAATAAACAGTTTTTCGGTAACTTTTTTGGGTAACACCTTTATTTTATTGGTGTTACTTTTGCCTTTCTTATATATATTCTTATATATTCTCACACTAGATTTAATATTTTTTGCTTGTTATGTCTCGATTTATAGCAAAATAAAGAGGCTAAAATGGTTACCACAACGTCAATTCCAAAGGGTTTGGTGTTACGCCCTAAGAAAAAACCCACCGGAAAACGATACACAAAACAAAATCCAGATGAACATCGTGGCCGCAAACGCTTAAACGAAAACTCTCCACTTACTCGAAAACAAGAGAAATTTGTAAAAGAACTGGTTTCGAATGATGGGACCATTACAATGTCCGAGGCGGCAGAACGTGCGGGGTATACTCCGAAGTCGGCACCTGTTCGAGCATCTCAAATGACAAACCCTCATATAAGTCCACATGTTTGTGCGGCTATAAAACGGTATCGGGACGAACTTGACTCAAAATTTGGTGTTACTTACTCAAGACACGTTAGAGATCTACAACGCATTAGAGATCATGCATTAGAGAACGGTGCTTATAGTGCAGCCGTTCAAGCTGAATATAGACGCGGACAAGCACAAGGTGACATTTATGTAAGTAAGTCTGAGATCCGTCATGGCAGCATTGATAGCATGAGCAAAGAGGAAGTCCAAAAAGCTTTGGACGAATTAAAGAAAACATATGGTGCAATTGACATTACCCCAGACGAAGATGGAATCAGCCCTGTACCAACAATTGAGGGCAGCTTCGAAGAGGTCAAAGCGTAACCTTACACTTACGCGAATTGAAAACTGGGCTAGTCAAGGAATTCCAGATCTTTTGATTTGCGACGAAACGGGTAAGTTTCACTTTGTAGAATTAAAATTTGTAAAAGCTAATGCTGTTAATTTAAGTCCGCACCAAGTCGCGTGGCATATTAGGCATAAGCATTCTAGCTGTTGGACCATAATTAAAAAACAAAATAAGCCGGACAGTGATCCGGTTCTTTTTTTGTATCATGCTGAACAGGCAATGGATTTAAAAGCTAATGGTTTAAAAACAGAACCAAAATTGCATCAAGAAAAAAAGTTTGTTTGGGATGACGTTTTCGACTTGATTTGTCCTATCTAATCCCATAAACTTCTATACATCATAAACATGAGGAAATAATGATATGAACCATTTTGAAGTGGAGCGGCATTTGATAGATGAATTGAATGCTATGAACGAAAAATTGCAGTTATTGCAAGGTGCTATAAATAGCCCAGATCTGGATAGTTTTTTTGATGCCGGAAATCATGGTGTCAACTTTAGAAAAACTATTGTGGATTCATGCCAGAAAGCCATTATGCATTTAGAGATTGCTCATGTGAACTGGCGCAGTGCTACTAAAGCGGAACATGATAAACTTTTAAACCGTTTTCAGAATTTGGGGGATAATTTAAATGTTCCTAATTAGTTGGATTGGCCGCCTGTTATATGGCAAGGATTATGATCGATTATATAAAGAGGCTAATAAACCCAGAAGACGCCGTAAGAGATAGGAGGGAAAATGAAAGATCTTGAAAAAGCTTTGCGGGAAAAATTAGAAAAGGATTTAGATAAAGGTTCAAAAGACTGGCTAGATGAGCATCTAATTATTGATATGCCCGATACTAAAAAAGATAAGTAAAAAATTACCCCGCTTGACGCGGGGTTTTTTCTATCCTACTATATGGGAGAAATCTTATATGAGGTGTTTATATGATTAGAACTGTAGAAATGTCGCGAGCTAAAAAGACGGCCGGAATAGCCGTCACTTATAGAGCGGGACAAAATGACATGTTTGGAACATGTCCCGCCGCTTGCAATTTAAACGATAGCGGCAATGGAGCGGAAAACGTTGATAAAGAATATTTAGACGCGCTATTAAATGCAAAACCAACAAAAGGTTTTTCTTTTACTTATTCTCATTTCCACTGGGAAAACTGGATTGATAAAGTGAGATCCGTCGGGAAAACTATTATAAATTACAGTGCGGATAATTTAGCCGACGCAATCAATAGTTTTGTTTGTAAGGTTCCGACGGTTACAGTTGTTCCGGAAATTAAATGGAATGGATCTAAATATTTTCATGTTCAACGTTCGGATATACCCGCCTCGACGGTTAAGGTCGTTCGCTGTCCCGCAGAATATAAGGATATTTCTTGCAACGATTGCGGCAATGGCGAACCCCTTTGCGCTCGCATTAATAGAAAGTTTATAATTGGTTTTACCGCGCATGGCCCTAATAAAAGAAAAGCAGCAAGTAA